TTACTAAATGGTTGGGTGATAATAATATTGGTAAATATATTATGATTCAATTTAGTGGTGGTCAAGCTAAATGGAATTACGGGGACAATGTTCAGTATACAAACATTAATCCAAATAGAAACTATCAGCCATATCTTGCTCAACAAGTAGTTAATATGTTACTTGAAGAGTATAAAGATACAACTATTATTAACTGTGTTTTACCTAATGAACCACATTATCAAGGCACAATCAGATGTGACTTACATTGGGCCCAGATCCATGAAATGTTAAAAGGAGCTGAAGGGTTCGTTAGTATTGATAGTTGTCTACAACACTTTTCACCATCAGCTAAAGCTTATGGTGTAGTTATTTGGGGCTCAACTAGATGGACTCAATTTGGTTACTCACACAATAAAAACTTACATTTTCATATGAAA